TTTCTTGACGGAATCATCTGTAACACCACGAACGTTATCAATCTCAATCTGTAGAGCATCAAATGTTGGTTGCTGATTATACTTGTTGATGAAGTCGGCCACTTCTTTATAAAGTAGCCGATCTTCATGATTGGAGAAATAGTTATCCTTAAGGAACGGTAGAACTTTTCTCGTGTAGTTCTCGTTCTGTATCAGGTTCTTTAGTATTACTTGCTCCAGTCTCAACTTCACTCGCATCTCCTAAATCTAGCAACATCGCATTTAGTATCAAACCTAATACTTGATTGAACTTTTCATTCTTTCTCAAAGTCATCATGGACAAATCGTTTGTCTTGATAATATCATAATCATATTGTATTCGAGGAATGTCATCCTCTCCTACTTTGAAAGTTACAGTTGTATAACGATACACTACTCCAGCGAATGGGTCAAGCATTAATTCAATCGGTACAGTAGATCCATCTTCTTTTGCATTAAAGAGGTCGTCACGAAATTTGTAATCAGTTCCAGCTTCCATTGTTTATATCCTTACTAAGCAAAAAAGTCTTCAAGACTTGCAGTTTCTTCAAATGTGATCGTGTTATACTTCGACTTTAACAAAGGTGCTATCCATTCATCAATAGATTGGCAAGACATACTGATAGTGGTGGCAACATCCAAATTGCTAGTAAAATTTTTCCAAATCATGTAAACTGTGTCACTGTCAATCACTTTTACATATAATTCATCATCTAGTGTGATTCCATCTTCTCTGGCTTTTGTCGCACCGGAATGACTTTCATCGTCACGCAATTTACCTGCAACACCTTTCACCCAACGATGTATTCGTCCATAAATTGAGTAATCTGTTTCACCGACATACAAACATTCATACTTGTCATTCACTTTTCTATAGATAGAATATATGCCAGAATAGTTTAGAGAAACGTATTCCCCATTATTGTCCATGAAAAATAGAGATACACCTTTATCAGTTTCATATGATTCCATTTTATACAATGGATTTTTCATTCCTTCTCTGATAATCTTCTTAGCAAATTTTACTTTATTCTTGCTCGACATGTTCTACCTCTGCTTCCTCATTATACTTTCCATACATGAAGTCTGCTTGACAACCTTCATTTATAGCATTTAAAATGTCTTCTGTAAAGAACTTTTCTGGATTCTTTTTAATCTGACTTTCAAATGCTTTTGATCCATCAGGAAACTCATAACGAGTTGATACCTTCTTTACAATGCCATACTTTTCAGCAAGATCAAGAAGACCATAATACTTATCTAGACCAGTAGAGTAGTTTAGCCAAGTCTCAACCTTCTTATCTTCAACAGTCATACGTGACTTTTTGAGATGTGCGGTGATGACAGCACCGGTTCGACCGTTGTCATCATCTAGTGTCTTGTCTTTCTTCTTTGATAGAAAGATGATTGTGGATGCAGCATACTCTAGACCAGAACCACCACCCATCTTCTTCATAGGCACATATGAACCGACAACATCATAAACGTGATTGGTTACGATCAGTGGAACTTTGGCCTTGCCTAGTTTCAATGTAAGAACACGGAATGCACCACGAACCAACTGGGCTCGTGTCATGTCTCTTGTATCTTTACCATCAGCAATGTCTTGCATCTCTTTATCGGTAGAAAGATTACCAAGAGAGTCGAGAACAAACACCATCGGTGGCTTCTCTTTGCCTTCAAGATACTTATCTAGGATTTTGACCGCTTGCGTTCTAAACTCTTGAACAGTAGCAACAGGAACAATAGCAACCCGCCTAGTGTCAATACCACGGTCAGAAAGAAACTGCTTGCTAATAGCAGACTCGGACTCAAAGTAGAAAACAAATCCATTAGTATTATCCTCTAAAAACTGTTTGACCACATTCAATGCGTAAAAGGTCTTACCAACAGAAGGCTCACCAGCAAATGCTGTAACCTTGTTCTGTGGTAGACCTCCATAGATTGATCCAGATAGCAAAGCATTCATAACATATGAACCAGTGCCAATGAATCCTGTTACGTCACCTGCTGCAACACCGTCATCAACGATGCCCGCATATTCATTATCAATCTCTGATAGTAGTTTATTAAAAACGTCTGACATAAGATTCTCCTTTTCGTCAGTAGTCACCTAACAATCTCGTTAGGCAACTTCTTTAAAGTATGCTTGTAACTCCTCACTCATTTCTTTTAGAACATGACCACCTACACCGACACGGATGACATTACATAACTCAATCACATTGTCAGATGTAATCTTGTCGTCAGGCTTGAACTCATAAAGTTTGCCTGGTGAATACTTGTTGTCTTCTGTCATGAAAAGAAATCCTCTAAACTGGCAGTTCTTTCTGCCTTCCAACCGATTGCTTCCAGAATGATCTTTAGTGGTTCCAGAAACGACTTATCGAACTGTGTATTATAGTCGATATATTTGTGTAAGTCAAACTCTTCGGGTATACCTCCTTGTGGAAAGGCAATCACATTGGATTGCACAGTGTTTGGTTCTTTCAGGAAGATAAACTTGATCTTCTCACCGTTATTGATTAGTGGATACTTATCAGTAAGGCGATGAACGTGTAGAAAGTTATTATATACAAGAGAACCACGAACATGGATAGGGCAACCTGATGCATAAATGCTTCTTTTGTCTGCATACTTAACCATTCCATTAACACCACGAGGAAAAGAAATATCTGAAAGAGGAAGAGTTTCAAACTCACCACGGAATGTTTGAATAAAAGACTGGACATCCGTTTCGCTTGCGTCAAAGATAACATCAACTACCTCTCTTAGTTTATCTCTACATGCTGTAGGTGTGGAACTCTTGATCATTTCAAGACCCATAACTTTCTTCTTAGGCTTTGCATATTGCACACCTTCGGAGTTATGGACATTTAGAATGTAACGCTTCTTAGCCGTCCAGATTGCTTTGTCGGCTAGGACCTCTCGCTTCATTACAATTTTATTTCGATATACATTAGTATAATCACCAAGTTCCTTGCAAGCCCTGTCAATAACCGGTTGTATTGCAGACTCACATACCTTGTCCAGGAAGGCGATGACTTCATCAACAGTTCGACTCTTACCGTTCTCGTTAAGAGTTTTATGTACCAGTTCACTAAGGTGAAGGTAAACAGAGTCTGTATCGACCGCAATAACATAATCTTTCTCCGTCTTTAGTATTTTGTTGAGATACTTATTGATTTCTTTTTCAATCCAACGAATGCTAAGTTGTCCCGTAGTCGTGACAGCAATAGCATTGCGAAGGTCAAAGAAACGAAAGTATTTTGAACCCATAGCACCGTATAAGGAGTTTAGCGATACTTTCTTAGAGAGTTGCAGATTGTTATATCTAGCAATCTTGTTTTTTAGTTCCGCTTTCTTATCAGGATCGGTCTCTATCTCATATGCTGCTTGTGCTTCAAGCATCTTCTTCTTATACACCTTACGGTCAGCAAACATCTTCTCGACCATTTCTGGCATGAAGCCTTGCTTGTCACGGCGATAGAACTGACCGTTTGCTGTTAGACAAACATTGTCTGCCTTTAGGCATGATGTATCAATAGATCGATTGAGAAGTTTATCAACACTAACATTAGAGGCAATAATAGACCGCATACAATCGCTATAAGAATCAGGTTCAACAATCGTCTCAGGAGAGATATTGGACCCCATAATAACAGAAGGATACTCTGAATTAACGTCGAAACTAGCCACCCAATCATGGAAACCAATAATAGGGTCTTTAACATATGCGCCAACATAGGCTGCCTCCTTTTCGTGTTTCTCAATAGGAGGGACAACTATGTTCTTTGCCTTCAAATGATGAAAACAAATAACGTCCCACATACGGACCTGTGCGAACACGTCCTCGTAGTTGCACTTGTTATCATAAGATAGAGTTAGTGCTAGTTCAATCAACTTGTTCTTTTCATCAATGCGATCAACAAGGTCAACGTCTTTGATGTTATAGTCAATGAACTTTTGGTAGTCTTCTTTATATAGGTTGTGTAGTGTGCCAAACTCTTCGTAAGATAGTTTACGCTCACCAAGTTCCACATGAGCAATATTATCTAGACGATATGACTCTTGTGACTTGCCTTCAGGAGCGTATTTCTTATATAGTGCGAGCATATCCAGAGTGGCGATACCTAGAACAGTATATCCTTTCCCACGACGACCCATACCCAGATCAAGAATCTTATCCTGTAAGACGCCCCATGGAGATAGTTTTTTAGTTTCATTTTCTCCTAGAAGTTTCGTGATACGATTAATAAGATACGGAACATCGAATTGCTCAACATTCCAACCAGTAATGATATCTGGATATTCTGATTGCCACCATCCTAGAAACTTGCGAATAAGATCAAACTCGTCATAGCACTTTATATATGTCAAGTCGTCAAGACGATTTACATAGTCATCAACACCAAAGGTAGTGAAGTGACCGTTCATCTTTATCGTGATAGCAGTCAATGGACCAGTAGCATCATCAGGTTCAGGAAATCCACCACCATCAGGTTCACCGACCTCGATATCGATATTGGCCACTCTGATTTGTGAAATGTCCCAATCAACAACATCATCAGACTCATCAGCAATGAAACAATACTGATATCGTTGATTACCATAGATTTTAAAGTTTTCGACGCCTTCATATTGACGCACGAAATCACGACAATCTTTGATGTTGCCAGGCTTTACAGGCCCAACATACTCACCATAGATTGTCGTGTATTTCGTTGGCTTGTCGGAAGGAACGAACAGGGTAGGATTGTAGTCTACCCTGTGTCGCACACGCTTTCCATTTTCAATACCACGATATAGAATGCGACCACCCCATATCTCAACATTAGTATAAAATTTATTCATCAGGTAATGATCTTTGTGTCTGGAACCAGAATACCTCCGAACTGTTGATTATACTGATTCACAAATGCGGTTATAGGTTCAGCAATACATATTAGCATATTCTTAGATAAAGTCAACTCTTTATCATCTGTCCATTCACAATAAGGTGCATAACCCACAGAAGGATTCTTCGGATCTGCCTTGTTTGGAATTACAACAATACGAACAGGATTCTTAACTTTGATATGTGTTGCAGTCTCTTCAACAATCTCGGCAAGAACCTCTTCACCAACAAATCGTAGTAGTTTTACATTATTTGCCATTCTTTTCATCTTTCTTTGGTAGAATTACTTGAGGTGGAATAATAACAGGATTAGGTGCCACATAAGGCACATAAGGTCTCACTCTTGGTATAGGCTGTCTAATAACAGGCATAACAAAAGGATGAGGAATGGGTGCTATGAAAGCACCCACTAGAATGATGGTGTTCAATCTACCACCTCCATAAGATAGTCATAAACACCAACCGTTACCCACTTCTCTGGAATCAGAGTCGTGCGGTTACCATTCTCATTCACGAATGAATAAGAGTTGTCAAGATCCATAATCTTGACAATTCGTTCCCACTTGCCATCAAAGGCACGCTGCTTGAATGCAGTCTCAAGGATATGCATTGCACTTTCACTGGATGGAATCATAGTCTTTCTCCTTAGTCCCACAGGTTCTGATAATACTTTCCGAATAGTCGGAAACCGTTTTGAATGCGTTCATTATAACGCTTCATGCCCTCATAGTCAACCCAATAATCAGGATCAACTTGATCCATTCTTACCCAATCAGTTTCATCATTGTTTATAGCAACAAAGTTATCGGAGTGCGATGGCTCTATATGTTCTTCATAAGCTCCATCATTTATTCTCACAGTTGTATATTTGTATTTCGGTTCTCCGTGATAGAACTGATCTTCCCAAGATTCATCAAGTTCCTGCTCAAAGGCCCAAATCATTTCATTGAGAACCCAATCCCACTTATAGTGGACCCAGTTGTCTCCCATGTTCCAACCATTTTCATCGACCTTGGGATGGCTATAACGCATATGTGAAGGGAGATCCTCATCATCAACATAACCAGAACCATGCTTGGTATCTCTTAGTTGTTTTAGCATAGGTAGAATGATATGAGCAAGAGTATTGTCCATAGACCAAGTATCATATGGATCAATACGAACTTTGATCTTACGTTCACCACGAAGTTTATTAATCCAGTCACAAATATTGGCAATCCAAGTATGACTAATCCAATGACCAAGTCTATCCTTCTGGTCTTCGTTTAGAAACGGAACCCATTCAGCAAGTTGATAGGGTCCGATCCAGTTCTTATATGGTCCGATTTTGACTTTCATAGTGTTTCCTTATTTCAAGTTTGATAGTGTAGACACAGGAAGCACACACGACGGAACAACCGTGTTTCTCCATAATCTGTTGGACAGAAGGAACATCTCCTTCGTGACTGTTTAGGATTTCTTTGATAGTGTTGGATGATATAGTGTTACAGGAACATAAGATCATTTCTTTCCTCACTTAGATATATAGTATAGCAGATATAATCTTGGAGGTCAAGATGCCGGCAATACTTCTATCACTAATTTCATCAGGTGCTTTGAAGTGGATTTCCATTTTGGTTCTTGTTTTCGGACTTGTTGCCGGTATGTATTCCAAACATAGACAGATTGTTGAGAATGAAAAGCAGATAGCACTACAGCAATACAACATCAAACAGTTGGAACAAGTTGTAAAAGATCGAGATGCCTACATTAAAGAAATAGAAGACCTTGCTAGATCACGGGCCGAATCGGTTGAAAATCTAAAAAAGAAGAACAAAGTTCTAGAAGATAAACTTGCAGATGTGGTTTCTACTATTGATAAGCATGTCGGC